TGCTTGGCAATTGCAACCACCGGAAGGGTTTAACCCTTAGGACTCACTTGACAAAGTCTCGTGAGTGACGGAATTCCACCGTCGCCAAAAGTCAGCTCCTTGCGAAAGGAGTTGGCCGGTGTCGGGCCCCCAAAAGGGGGAGACCCGCCACCTCATCCGGTACCTCGGACTTTCTCCTTGTTTAAGGGAAAGAGGAACGGCATTACAGCCGCCGAGGGACTGAACGTAGCCACCAACAGCCGAGAAAAGTAGCCCAGAAGGGTTACCTCGTCGCTGCCGAACGCGCTTATCTGTTCGGCCACGACGTAGACCGGCACCGGTATCGTCCAAAAGGATCACAGGAGTAAACACCTCGTATTGACGGTAAAGAAACCGTTGTTTACGGGATGAATATAAACCTGAACCCTGAATGAACGACAGCGGCACACGGATTCCGGCATCCCTAGGTGCCCATGGAGGTATAGCCAATACCCTCACGGAATCCCTAAGGTAGCCGACGGTTCTCGGAAGGGGAATACCCGTCCGAGCCGACCACTCGAGCAAGCTGTTGATTGCAACGTAACGAGCCTGTACGGTAAGCAGGGACTTTATATATACTCCCCGCACATTGACTCCTTCGTAGTAGTCAACACCGCACGACTCGCGAAACGGCCCTACAGAGTAGGACTTAGACCCATTCACCACAAAACCGAGGAAGCCCAGTAGATGAACTACTAAAGATGTACAAGTATGATGGCATATTATGTCATCACCAAATACACCATGGTCACCCCGATCAAGGGACAAGCCCTTAAAGCGGTAAACGGCCCTAACGACAGCGCCGAAGATGATGGTCTGTAGGGGAAAGGTAAAACCATTCCCCATAGATGACACCATTCCAAGGCGTATACGCGTCCCGTCCGGAAGGACAGTATAAGGACAGCGCAACATAAGGAGGATCTCAAAGACCCACTTAGGCAGCACCGCCTCACATAGCCCAAGCGAAACGGAATCGCTCGCTGATTCAAGGTCAATCGTTGAGACTGACCCATCAATCGAGCCGCGTTTAGCTAGCTCACGGTTCTTGTCAGGTTGGATACTCAAGTCATACCCAAAGGCAGACTTAAGCCTCCTCCTCAAAATCTCACCGAACCCTAATTGAAAAAACATGTTCAACGAGGGTTCGGTACAGATGGAACGTGAGATGTCGCGCGTCTTTCGGACGTAAGTTAAGAGACTATGTGAAAGGAACTCGGGTAGCCCGTAGGCGATAAGGCGGTTTAATTCGCCGTCGCCCCATAGGGGATACCACATCGAACCTTCGATATACATTGAGTATATCTGGGGCGATGTCGCTGTCAACCGGGACGAGAACAACTTCGTATAGAAGTCGACCCCGTTCGCACCCAGGCTGGCACCAGGACCGCACTTGGCAGATACAAAAATATCCATCCAAGATTGGACCAAATGCTCGCCGCCGGGGAAAAAGAACGCCTCGATCTCTTCTTTAAGGAGACCAAAGAGAACTTCATCCAACGACGTATTAAGCGATAGTCTCCATTCCCAGCATCGACTATTCGATGCGAGGAATTTTTTCAGACAACGCTCGTCCGCGTCAGGCCGTGTCAAATCCTTACATTTTTTCAGGATCGACCGTGCCAGACGAAGACGGGCAACGCTGTCAGGAGACGCACCAGGCCAAAAGTCCGAGACATCAGAGCGGGTAACAAAGTCCCGCTCGGCACTCGGACCAATGCCATAGAGATCGTCCAACACATAGGAGAACAGAGCAGAGGAAGACACTTCCATAACTCTAACCTCGAAAGCAGTAACGATGGGCGTAACTAACGCCCGGCGTAATTCTGAGCTACATCACCGACCCAAGAAGGCACCCAATGAAGAGTGACAGCTAGGCCGATGATGCAAGCCCAAAACAGTCTCGAAAACGACACGACGACCCTATGATGAGGCCGCCTATCGTTCCGACGCCCTCGCTTAGAGGACGTTGTTGACACACGTGTCGGCAATCCCAGCAGACTGCTGGGAGAGCGCGCCAATGTGCAGCGAGACAGCTGCTTTCAGTTCTTCAGGCTCATAGGTGTCTACACCAGAAGGGACCGAAATCTCGGTCCTAATGATGATCACCTGAGGGGCCTGGCCCGCAACGGGTACACCACCCTTGCGAGTAACCGCGGAATAAACATTCCGTGGAGAGTTGCCGATGAGCCCGTTGGAATTGGGCACCGGGGCCTGGCGAACATTCGCCGGCCTCGACACTGTAAAAGTGAACGGCTTGGAAGTACTGTGAATATCAACACCCGTTTGGGTGCCGCCGAGGGCCGTGATAGCCCAGGCTTTGGAATTCACAGACGGCGGCGTATCCGATACAATCGTATACGTCGGCGATGTAAGCCCGGTAACGGTAGCACCGGTAACGGGCGTGGTGACAGCAATGGTCATAGACACTCCGGCCATATTTCAGGCCATTTTGGGCTGGCTTAGCCCGGAAAAGGCTGTCTCACGACAGTCTTGGTTTATGATCAACGCGGGAGTGCATTAAGAGCCAGGGCCCCAATATTCAACCACTTCCAAGGTGATTGGATAGAAGGGATCTTAAAGGTGATGTCAGATAAATCGACGTCAACCCCCGAGATTGCCTGACGCTCATGATGCACGGACTTCCACGTCATGGAAGGCGGGATGCCTATCCTGTTAAGCACGACTCCATTCCCAACGCCTGAAAACGAAGAGGTATCGATCAGAATTTTATTCTGTTCGACCCAAATTGTCTTCACGCCCCAGGTTAAGGAGACAGAACCTAACGCGATAGCGTCAATCACTTTCCCAACATTGGAGAAGTAATCGACTAAGAAGGAATACGGTATCAAGTTCCAAACCGTCGGAAAGAAGTTAGAAGGGACGAATCCCAACTGCTCCTGAAACGACGGAAGAGAACCAGAAACAGCATCCAACGCACCTTTATAGCCGACAGAGACATGAACACGCTGCACAACTTTCGCATCATTGCTGATGGGAAGAGATGCATTGTGCAAAAGCTCAGTACCGGCTATAGTCTCAGTACTGGCCCTAGCGGAGAAGGTTTCCCGAATCCGATTTGGGTCAGCATCAAGGAGATGAAGCGCATCGGAAGCATCAGCCAATAAAGGCAATGCCCCGAAACGCCACTCTAGGTACGTATCCCGTAAAGCACGATTCACGCCCTGTCGGACGCGTTTCGTACTAGCGAGGTACTTCGATATTGTGTTAACGCGTCCGGCCCGCTTCTTCGCGGTACGGATATACGCGGTCACACTTTTACGAAGTGACTCGACGGGATGTCTTATCATGTGAACAGTCTCAGCGAGCTCGCCAAAGAACGTACCGCCCTGAAAAGCGGTGCGAGCATTGCGAACCTGCTGAAGAAAATTCACTCTCGCCTGTTTGTCGAGCGCCGATGGGACCGAAACACCACTAGCGTCCGTAACAACGGGATAGGCTCCGTAGAGCCACCCGTTGCGTTGGACAGAATAGATGTATTTCGATCCACTACTAGGTTTCCAAGACATGAAGAACATGCCATCACCTGGTTGTAACTCATTAAAAGTGGCAACGTAACCCGTTCCTGCGTTAATGGAATGTCGAACTTGACTCCGCCATTGTGGATTCTCGCTACCGATACGAATATCGGTAACAAGGCCAGTCTGGATGGAATTCCGCGCGACAGCATCAACGCCGGAGGGATCGCCGCCAAATTTTGTGGTTACAATACAAGTGGAGCGTACTCGACGTGTCCTGGTCTTAATAGTCATCGCCACGACTCTCTTTTCAGAGGTTTTGGTGCAGACTTCTGCAGCGCCGAAGC